TCAATTCATAGGTTCTAAGGTTTCACCATTCGTTAAGGTGATTTCTTCACCTAAATAGCTAGCAAAATCTCTTATCTCAATTTTGCTTAGTGTGTTCCCTTTGTACTCAAATAGGCCTTCATGGCAAATATTATCCGGAGAGCCACACGTTATGCGAATCGTATAGATAGGATGTTTATTCTCTACAATACTGAGACCCGTTGCTGTGGGCTCTGGGAACCAAATCATTTGTCCAATAATCTGAGCATTTGGTACCGAATATTCAAATTTAAAAAGAAACGTAGCCAAGAGCACTACGGCAAGACAGGTTGATACCAGTAAGATTGCAAACCACTTTATGATTTTTTTCATATCACTCAGATACCGTTAATTTGTTGGTCTTATAGTCATAATCTAAATCAATTTCACTTAACTGAAACTGTTCAATATACGCGCTTGGTACAACAACAGGAGGTTTCCAAGCCGGATCTAACCCCATTGCATCAGCTAAATCTATGACGAATGTCATGCAGTTATGGCTATCCAAGTCATAAGGTATCTTATCAGGGCTATTATTAAGATCCATTTTTCCCCTTAACCATGAATCTGCTTCAGAGAAAAACTTTCCTCTTAATACCACTCCCGAAATTCTCCCCTCCTGTCCAGAACGTAGGGACACTTCTTTAAGAACCTTCAGTAACGAGCTTTCAGTAATTAGACCACTTTTTATAGTTACATTTGATACCCCAACCTTCCTCACATTTCCTGGGATATCCGATTTAGGGTTCTTGTAACGGCCATACTCATAATAGCGAGTAACACCTGTTTCACCATTAATCAAAATAACTCCAGCGTGACCAAGGTAGGGGGCCTTCACTGCAGGAGTTTTTATTTTTACACCCCATAACTCAAATGATTGTTCATCTGCGACTGAGATTAGGTAGTCAGGAAATACTACAGGTATCAAAAAATCGTCATTACCTGAAAGAAATATCTCATATGGAGTTGTATCGGCTACTGGAGTTGATGATACGGTGTCAGTCATTAGCTATCCCTCAATAACCAATTTTTTGTTTTGTTTGGCTTCACTGATACTTTTTTCATCTTATCGCCTTTAGCTAAACCTTTTAGTTCACCATTAGCATCAGTCTTCATCACTAGCTCTGAACCATCATCAAACAAGCACAAGACCTCCATAAATGGGCATATGGAACCATTGGTATCTTTTACCTTAACGTTGATGTCATACAGTGTTTTACTCAAAATTGAACTTGGTGCAGGAGTATGAGAATCGCCTATATTGACTGATGAACTGCCAATAGTTACACCACCACAAGAAATACTACCACCTGTGATAGCTGCGGGTTTTCCATTGATCATAACGGTTGAAGACCCAGACGAAATGGATCTCCCATGAGGTGGATGTTTAGGTTTGGAATGAGGTTCTAATGGATCCCCTACTCTAGCTGCAGGCATAAAGTCAAATTTAACATTAGGCGAGCCACTGGTAATCTTTGTTGGCGGAAACCCATCATGATCGGTGCCGATATCACCGACAATAACTGCCTTTACCATAGATAAACTTCTACTGTTTATTGAGATGGCTCATTTCTGTACAAAAAACATACCCAATTGATATTTGATATGTAGCTTCCAGAATTTGGCTTATATGCAACTAAAAATTGCCTAGCTAGGCAATTTTTAGCCTAAATCGAGCAACGAATTGCCTAACTTGCAACCCTGATCACCAGCTAGTTGATTTTGTGAGGTCTACAAACGGTGAATCATCCGTTGATAACACTACTTTAAGGGACAAAGGTCTAGAATCATTAGTTCGTAAGCCATTCTCACAATTGAGTATACCTAAAGAGTTGAACATAATGCATCACATGGCGACTCTTTCCGAACTTATCGGGTAAGGCTTCAATTTATAGCTACACCCTTATAAATTGGGTGTAGCTATACAGCATTCAGTAACTTCAAAACTATTGCGCACAATTCTCTTTGAACTGTTCATGATAATCAATGAAACTCATAAACTTAGGTTATGAGATTCAATATCTAACAAAATAAAAACGTCACACCAAATACATATCTACCAAGATACAAATATTCCTTTTAACCAACTTAATACCCCTTTCTTCCGATGAGCTCTCTGAACTGGTTTTTGTGTACCATCTTGAGTTTCTTTGGAGGTAGCTACGAATTCTACTTTGTTAACTTCTGGTTCTGGTTCTGGTTCTGGTTCTGGTTCTGGTACGAAATCCTCTAAAGTCTTTGATTCAAAATCAACAAGTTGATTCTCAACTTCTGAGGAGGCTACAGATATTTCTGTTTCTAACTTAAATGTTCCCCATACATTCGATAATAATCTTGGCTTTACCCCAAAATAAGGGTGAGCAAATTGTGAATGTACACAATGAAAGACATGTCGTTCAGACTTGTCTTGTTTGCCGATGAAGAAGATGTATGCTGTTTCTTGTATTCTGTCTTTGAATGCTTCAGTAGATAATTGTCGTACGTACTTTAGGCTTTCAATTAACGATTGCTTTTGATGCTCTGTCCATCCATCAGTATCAAAACAAACTTTATAGTTTTGAACATCTTGATGCTTTCGCATCAACTCTATTGTGAAATGCTCTTCGTTGATAACAATTGGTACAGAGTTTTTAATTTCACAATAGAATACAAAATTGTCTTTGTATCCAATATTCCGCTTTGATGTTATTTCTTGGAAAGATTTGCGATAGGTAAAAGGGCGGTTTAATAAATTGAGAGATAAAGGACCGTGCTTGTCTGGATCTTCCAAATAGAAATCAACCAATGCCCCTAACATTGACGAATACTGATTTTTTCTGGCAGTTCTCGATATACCTGTCTTCGTTCTACCACCGCTAGTATTCTTGACAGATACTTTCCCACCAGATCCTAATGTACCGTCTCCTGATTGTTTTCTTGGTTCTATAAAATCAGTCACATAAGGTAGTTTAAACGAACTAGATCCTGCATCGCTATTGGAATGTTTATCTGAACCAGTCATCGTCTCAAAATGACAGCCTTCAGCATGATGCTTTTTATACTGAAATGCCGGTGAACGCTTTTCAGTATTAACAGCCCATGGAGTAGCAGGATATCTGCATAGCATATTAGGACATTCATATTGACCTTTAGGAATAGCGTTAACGTTCTTATACCGATTTAGTTGACTGGCCTCTTCTATTTCCCCAGTATTTTTATTACGAGCTCTGGTCACAATCCAACATCCATACAAATCAATTAGTTATTATCAATATACTAAATATTGCTCTATGGTCAAACTGCCATTTGGTGACTAATATCTCACCCTAACGACTCATTGACAAAGTCGGATGTCAGCATTGGGCTCCCGCAATTTTCCAAGGCGTATAGTTGCCAGATTTCTGCTTATTTTGATGTGCGCGATTCAGTTCACACAAGTTATTCGGTGCTTAATTAAAGCACCTCGGCAAGCCATATCTCGGAGTAGTAAGACCAATCTCACTCAGTTCAACACCCAATGGTTGGTCTCATTGACGTAGTGATTGACTTATTGTATTCCAAGGAAGCTCTATGCCTAATAAAAGGCACTTTTCATGTCGACCATAATCTAACTGCTCCCCCTATCACCTGCGATGCGGAACTGTAACCCCGCATCGCTGAGGCGCCATTCAACGCTTTTGACTCGCCATTTGCCATCCTCTTGATCCCCAAAGCCTGACACATTGACATAACCTTCCGCGACAACACTCATCAAGTCAGGCCGAGCGGGCATAGTAATATCCATGACATCCGATCCAGACTTCACCATCTTGTGGCGGTTACGCACGGCGTGTTCGGCTTCCTGATAGTTCGGGAATTTATAAGCAATCCGAAATACCGGGTCACCGTTGCCTTGCTGGATCTGCTTGGTGTCGCCAGAGGCAACATCATGATAAGTGGCGATTGTCGTTCCCGCATTCTCGCGGCTGTTAAACCGAAACTGGAACAAACTCACATCATGAGGGTAAATGGTCACTTCATCGAGCTTTTTGCCCGACACGGTCTTACCTTCACCCTCTTTTAATAGGAGCCAATAACCATTGGCAGGCTTGCTCACCGCACCATAGCGTCGCGCCAGACGATTGAGCAGAGCCATGTCACTTTCATTCGTCTGATCAACGTGGTTGATTGGGGTGGATTCTAGCCCAGAGCTTACGCGGGGCGTTAACCCATGCTCACTGGCCACTGTTTTCACAATATCGCCCAACGACAATTGGTGCCAGCTGCGCGTTTTCTGAGTTTGCAATGATCCCGGTTGCTTTCGGTTATTCATGGGTGCCGCATTCGCCACAATCTGCACCACTTTCGGTGGCCCACTGGAAGATACTTCATCGACCACAAACTGGCCTTTAGAAACCAGTTCGCCATTGAAACCTAGCCCAACGCGAAGCACCGCACCTTTTTTGGGGGTCGGCGTGTCGTAAGGCAAAGTAAAGCTGATGGCAAGCCTATCAGATTCACTGTTGTCCGAGTTATCGGTCAGCGTGAGCATGATAAGCCCTTGCGCGATACGCTTGGTAATGTCGTTACCATCAGCGGCAATCGAAAAATCTGGACGGTACTCTAATCCCATAAAGCGTTAGCCTCTGGTTTGGATTCTGGTGCGATGTCCGGCAGGGTTATCTGCAGACCGCTCGGTAACACCGCTCCATAATCGGCAAGACCGGGATTGGCATTCATCACTTCAACCACGGCATTCTCTCGCCCATAATGACGCCAGCAAATTCTATCCAGCACATCACCTTCTCGGGTTCTATAAGTCGTCGCCATAAAACACTAACTCCAACGTAAAGGTTTGATAACGGGGCAAGCCGCCCCGCACAAATTTTGTATTGGTTTCGTTTAAGTCGGTCATACACCAGTAGCCCAATACATCACCCTCACCACTCACAAGCAGATGAGGCTTGCGCTCATCCCCCATTGCGGCCAGCTTTTCAATTTGATGTGTACCCACCTCGCCTCGCGTAGTCGAGATATGCCCACTCAAACTGATTTTTACGGGCGCCTTTCCGGTGTAATGCAATGAATCTGCTTGACCAATCCGCGTTTGAGATTGCCAACGCCATTGCCATGTTCTGACTAACTGGTTATAAGAGGCGGCGTCAATATGGAACTTGAAACCGCCTAAACTCAACATGACTGATGCCATTAGTAAGCCTCCGGTAAGTCGTAGAGGTATCCAGAACGGTGGCCTCCGAGTTGCGTATGTACGGCTTTTGCCACTTCAGCAGGGGACTGATCTGCAGCCGCATACACTTTGATTTCACCCACGGTTTGATGGACGGTGGTGCCTCGCGAGACCGGATAGGTATTATTTATCGCCTCGACACCACGCGAAGGCGTGTTATAGGTAGCAGATTGATAAGGCTGAACCTTATCTCCATTCCCTTCATCCCAAAACTTCATGGAGTCCATAAAGCCGGTCACCGTTTCCCATGCGCGGGTTATTTTGGCGATACTGCTATCAACGATGCCGATCACGTTGCCCCATAGATTTTTGAAAAAATCCAGAATGGGTGACCAGTTGTTGATGATCATGCCCATCGGCGAGTAATCAAAAAGGGTTTTGAGCAGACCGAAGGTGGCGGGGAACTCGGTTTTAAACCAGTTGAACTTTTCACTAAACCAGTTCACTACCGCATCCCAATTGCGGTAAAGCTGAATGCCAGCGAACACTAATGCGGCCACGGCCGCAACGGTCGCACCAATCGGGTTCGCCGTCATGACTGCGTTTAGCCCAATCATCACGCCTTTAATGCTTGTGATGGTCTTAACTGCCTGAACACCTGCGGAAACCATCCCAAAAAGGCCAACAACCAGCTTTCCCGTCATGAGCGAGGCAACCGCTATTCCAATGGTTTCCCATCCTCCTAGCGCTTGCGCAACGCTGTTAATCGCCACACCCGTATTCCATAACGCCAACGTGGTCGCCTTGGCCCCTTCAACCAAGCTGCCGATAAAGCCCACAATCTGCGTTTTGTTTTCACGCACGAAGGTGCTGAATTTAACACTCAGCGCTTCAATTTCACCAGAGAACTGGCCGCCAAGAATACCGGAGATTTCTTGCCAAGCACTTGTGACAACATTGGTTAGATTGTTAAACGAGTCGCCATAACGTTTCGCACCTTTGGCGCCATCTTCAGTGAGTAAGTTGAATTGTCGCTGCTCACGAAGTAGATCATTGATGCTCTGCCCCGTATTTCGGATGTAAGTGACAACCTTATTGCCTTCGCCACCAAACAGCATATCGGCAAGCGAAGCAGCCTGTTGTTTATCACCTACCCCTTCGAGTCGCTTAATGATGAACTCGAATTGATCTGCAGCTGCCATTCCATCAAGCATGGCTTGGTCAATACCGAGTGCCCCAAACACATCCGCGACCGCCGATTGCTCCCCGAGCACTTTGAACTCGCCAAACTTATTGCTCAGCTCTTCAATCAAATCACCAATGTTCTCGCCATTCAGTCCTGCTGATTTAGCGATCGCACTCCACGCTTTGAAACGATCAATGCTCATATCATAGGACTGTGCAAGCCCGACCATTTCGGCGGTCTGCTGGTTAGTCATAGTGACTAACCCCGCCAAGGCGCTGCCTGTTGCCCAAATGCTGCCAATCGCTACACCGCCTGCAACCGCAATTCCGCGCAAGCGCTGGCCGATTCCCGCGGCTTCTTCAAAGGCTTCGGCTTTTTCAGTAGCCTTGCCAAGCTCGGTGCTCAACTGCTGATAACGGCGAGTCAGCAAGCCGACATCTGCACCTGCAAGCTTCGCTGTCTTGATTTGCTTGGTGAGTTTGCCTTGCTCGCGCTCGAGCTCTTTCACCGTTTTGGTGGCTTTGCCCATTGAAGAATTGAACACACTGCCGATTTTGCCAAAGCTGCTATCAACCGTGCCGCCAAGCGTCACCACTGTTTTCAAGTTTTGATTCATGCTTCATCCTTTTTCGGCAGGAGCTCAATGAATTCGATAAAATCACGCATCGGAATATCCAAAATTTCGGAAAGTGGCCAGCCTGTATGGCTAGCCAGCACAATTATTCCTCTTTGGGTTTCAGCTCTTCCGAGGTTTTCTTCCGAAAACCCAGAACTGCCTTTTGGACCTCCTCATAATCATCCATGTCCAAATCCTGAATGACTTCATCGGCCACTCCGCATAGCAAGGAAAATAGGCGCACTTCCTTATCTGATTCTTCTTGGCATTGCTTATCGGCAATGAGGCGATCGCGAACTTTCGGGCGGCGAATGGTCAGCTCCGTGTATTCTTTCCCTTCGTGGAAAGCAGGAACCGTCAGTTGAATGGTTTTGGTTAACACTGGTAAACCTTGTGCTTGAGTCATGAATTGTGTCCTATAAAAAAGGCCGCATGTGCGGCCTTGATAACGAGAAAATTAAGAGAGTTGCAAAATAGCGCGGATGCCTTCGAGCACATCCACACCGCCCAGTTTACGAACGTGGTTGACTGGGTCGATTTCAATCAAAACTACGCCTGAGCGAACCACTTTGTAGTAGTCCAACTTCATGGAAACCTTCATCGCTTTATCCACTTGCGATTTCGTATCCTGCGTATCACGTTCAATCTTGGTGATCATGCCGCCGAGCTCTTCCACGAGGTCGTAAGAGTTACCGCGCAGATCACGATAAGTCGAACGCACAGACACGGCCGTGCGCGCACCTTGGCGAAGTCCAAGCAGTGGCAAAATCGTTACATCAACACCGAACAGCGAGAAGTTGGTTTCCATCGGTCCCATACCAACGTCAACGGGAACCGGTGCATCCATATCACCGGCTTGAAAATCTTCGGTGAGCACTTCGAGTACGGGTGGGGTGTAATCTTTACAGTTACCAGCCTTGCCAATGCCATCCACCCAAATCGACCAGCGGCTTAATAGGTTATCTCCCGCCATTAGCTAAATACCTCTTCCAGATAAGCGTTGTTTAAGCGGCTGCGGAACACGATGTGCTCAGCCGGGTAAGGAGGGCAGAAATCAAAGTCAAAATAGACAATGCCCTTTTGAATCGTGGCTGGCGTGTTGAGCTCTTTATCCGCCCAACATTCACCACCGAGGATGGCACCCAGCGCTTTAAGCTCACGCAGGTAGGCATTCACACCGCTGATCACATCGTCCACATAGGTTTTGGTGATATTGCGGTCAACCGCCCATAGGTGAGAGCGCTGTACGCTGTCGTTAATCATGTCCGCGGTTCGGCGCGTTTGCTCGAATGTCCATTTAGGATCCGTGCTGCAGGTGCGGTTCCCCCAATGGCGGAAACCACCTTCACGAATAATGGTGCTGACTTTGTTTTCGTTCAGCATATTGGCCGTGGTATTAGGGTCACCCAACGCCCAATCCACAGGCTGTGAGGTGCCCACAATGCCGTAGATTTCTTGGTTTGACTTCGACCACCAAAAACCTTTCTCGGCATCGATACGAGCTCGTAGGCCTGCCTGACGCGCTGATGAAGGACGATCAATCTCTTTGGCAAGCTTCTCGATCAACTTACGACTACCTGCCACCGCCACAGGCTTTTTCAGTGGGAAAGACTCATTCTCACCACCACTTAAGTAAGAGCGGCTAGCGGGAGCAACATCCCCCGAACCATCGCCCAATCCGACAGCAGTGACCAGCGCTTTTGCGGCTGGGTCTGCCATCAAGGCGGAAGCCAGCTCGGTGGCAGTGGACGTCAATTCGCCACTTTCATCACTGGCCAGTTGAATGCTGATTTTGTTATTGTTGACGGTCACTGCAAGCTCTGCACTGGCGGCCGTTGGTGCTAACACCTCAACGCTGATGGCATTGCCTTCAGTGCCTGTTTTGACTGCAGTGAACTTTAGTCCATCGTTTAAAATGGCGGTACCGATAGTCAGTGCTGCCGATGTAGCAGCTGCTGATAACGGCGCGGTACCGACCAAGCCGATCACAGCGGACTTGACGGTTTGAATGGGGCGCGATCCGTCATCAATTTCGATGACTTCCGCACCATGGAGAAATTGCGTCATGGCTAATTCCTGTTCGTCGGGTAATAAAAAACCCAGCGCGGGGCTGGGTTGGATTTGGGGTATTAAAAAACCCGTTCAGTGACGGGTTTTAGGTTTCAGGATTCACTGGCCACGGGTTTTCAAGCTGGATTTTCTCGCGAGCGGCAATCGCTTGGCGTTCCAGTTCGATGGCTTCCGCTTCTTTCCCCTGCAGGCGTTTGATATTGGCCTCTGATACCAATGGGTCAACCATGGTGAAATATAAGTGACGACGCAGATTATCAACTTGATCGAATTCGGCGATGTATTTTGCGCTGATGTCCGTTACCCATTCGCCATCCGGAATTAAATCATATTTATTAATTATCGATGCATTTAAGTTGTCGGTAAAATTAGGGTATTCCTGATACGATCCATCAGGAAATAAGAAAATTTCATCCTGTTCTTTAGTAAGCATTATGTTTAACCCCCCAAATTTTATCTAATCGAGCAGTCCAGCCGGAACCAGAAACGAAGATCTGCAGGTTTGCCGATGTTGCAGTTATGTTTGCGAGTCCGATCGTGGCATATGATGATGTTGTACCTTCTGTTGCGCCATACACCAGAAGGTTACCACCTATAATTTCGTTAACCTTAGCCCTAACAAATTTTTTACCAGTGAAAGAGCGCGCAGTCGTTGTAACTTCGACTATGATCTCGTCATAGCTAGAAATGCTGTCAAATGTTATAGCTTGAGTTGAGATTATAGAATAAGTACCCAACATAATTGGCACATTAGGTTCAATATAAGGCACCAATGTGATGTCCGTTGGAGCAGTTGATGATGTTTCAAGTATCCCAACTTTTGTTAAACTGAACTTTTGCAAAGAGTTTTGTACGATAGTAATCGCTCCTGAGTATGACGAAGTTCTTTTAATCCAAAGCTCAAATCTACCAGTTGCATCGGCAGGTCTTGTATAAAACTCTGGGTTACCGTCGCCCAACGTCTTAGCTTTAATGCTAACAGCCACCGAGTTGCGAACGCCAATTGCAATGTCAGCACTAAAACGAATCCCAGAGTTGATATCAGAACCGTCAAAAACAGAAATAAACACCGAGTCATCTGGTATCACTGTAGCTATTTTTGTCCAGACATTTGGAGTTCGTATTGTGTGGGATGTTGGTAAAACAACACCCCACGCAGTTTGTGGTGTTTCAAAATTTGGAGTAACAGCCCCTCCATTATCCGGCCCTGACGCTAAGAGAGCGATATATCGCAAGCCATTGCGAACGGCATCGTGGCCAATGCTGTAGTTAGCATTTTCTGACCATTCTTGGTTGAGTAATAAGATCTCTTCTTTAATCTTACCTTGCTCTTCTTTGAGATAAGCCGTGCGATTGGCCAGTTGCCGTGTGGGTTTGTTGTCGATACCTTCGGGGCCACCTTCAACGGGATCAGTGGTTTCAAACTGGTAAATTCCCTCTTCCCATACTGGCTCTTCGTTTAAATTTGCCATATTAAGCTGTGCCTCGGTTATAAGTGCCATCGCGCCGAATTTCACCATTGTGTAAAAACAGCGCTTCTTTGTAGTGTATGCCCATCAACTCACAATGCAGTGGTGCAGTGTCCTCCAGTAGCCTTCGAACTTGCTTGGACTGCTGATTGGTGATGGCGCGTTTTAAATAAATCCGGTACATCGCCCATGCTTCATCCCACCCTCGGAACTGGTGTGCATTGCGAGTAAATGTGCCGTCTCGGCGGCGAATATTTAGCCCTTCTGAAATGGTAATTTCTTCATAGCCAGCGTTGCGCAGAATGCGACGAATGCTTGAAGGCGTCCCACGTAGCCGATGTACGTTGTAAGCATCTTTCAACGTGGCCACTTTGGACTCTTTTGACCAACGCTCGTCCCACACATCAACATCAAGCGTCAAGGCAAGGATATACATCCAATTTTCTGGACACTCATCGGGATTCCAGAGTAAGCGATGCGGCGTGGGGAGAGACTCGGTTGTCACTACTTCGAGCGATCGCTCAAACGCACTCGCGTTCGGTGGCAATAATGAATGAGTCATTATTCCTCCTTGGCTGTGATTTGAACTTGGCTGCACCAAGGGGCGGTATGTCTATCCGCTTGATAGCTCGTAAAGCCTTGCAAATCGACATCGCGCACCCCTTCGATGTGCAGGGCGGCTTTAATGGCCGACTCACTGACTAGCGTCTGGATCCGATGCTGTTTAGCGGTGTACTGCTGCACATTGAACAGAGCTTTAGCCAGAATGCTCTCTTTGGCGGCAGTGTTCTCAATGTCGAGTATCGCGTTGATTTGGTAGTTGTAGATCATCGCAGAATAAACCGTCCCATCGCAGCACAGTGGGCGCACTTCCTCTTGATTGATATGCTCATCAACCACTGAGATTAACGTCGGATCTGCTACACCATTGCCTTGATGGCTAAGCACTACAACCGCAATTTCACCCCCTTTGATTCGGTAGGCGTTGGCATCTTTCACCAAGGCCGATGCCGAAAGCGCATGAAAAATGTAGGACTTTCTTGGCCCTGCCGTCGAAATGCCTGACCATGCGAGCAGACATCGGCGGCGCAAAGACTCGTCCGACTCCATCACCGCGGCAGTCGGCGGTGTCGTAGCCTTATCTTCGGGAGTGATCGTTTCACGTTTTAGATTAAAGAATGCAGCAAGGCCCTCCAAATCCGTTCCCTTTGACCACGGTAGCATGCATGCCAGAGAGGATTCATTGATGCGTTGACGCATAGTCAAATCCGAGTATGCGCTCACCTCTAGATTTTTTATCGACGGATCGGATTCTGTATCAGCGCTCCACTCCGGCTGAAGTTCTTGCAGCTTGGCTTTTTTGTCCGCAAGGATTTTCTCAAAATCCAACGCTTCAATCACGCTAGGCTGAGGAAGATCGGCAAGATTGATTGTACTCATGTCACTTCAATTCCTTCTAACGTGATGGGTTTGCCATCGGGTTTATATTTACCCTCAATCGTGAGCGAGATTTTGCCCGCTTGGCGCGAGGTCACAAGAATGCGCGTCACACTGATGCGCTTCTCCCATTTTTTTAAAGCTTCTGCACTGGCCGCAATGATCTCTGCCACGGTCTCGGGATTGATTGGGTTATCAATCAACTCAAACAGCCGACTGCCATAATCGCGGCGCATCACCCGAGAGCCGATAGGCGTGGTTAAGATGTCACGCACTGACTGCTTTAAATGTTCGATACCTTCGAGCGGCTTGCCCGTTTGCGCGTTCATGCCTTTTTTCATGTTACATCTGCTGATTTGGTTGACTGGTTTTCGGGTCGCCGTGGTCGTGGTCGTGAGTATTGAAGATTTCACGATCTTCAGACATGGTGCGTTTCTCGTCCGATACGCTTTGCCCTTTTATCGCCTGAGTCACGGTGAGGTTTTGTTTTACTTTGACATCCTGCTTAACCTCAAGATTGCCTGAGGTTGTCTGGTTGCCAACGTGCTCAATGTCCGCATTGATGCGGAATGTTTTGCACGTCAGCTCGGCGTTACCACCACTGCCGATGGTGATGGTCAAGTTATGGCTGGAGCGGTTATAAATCATCGTGGTGCCATCTTGATAACGGGTGACATGCTCATCAGGCGATCGGCTTGGTACGCTGTTTTTGCTGTCATGCAAAGCGGGAACAACAATGCCGCAAGAAAGTGAACCGCCTTCAGAGAAAATGATCACTTGCTCACCAATAGCTAGCGGCTCCCACTCGGTCTTTTCTTGTGAAGCCCGACCAGAAATAAACGGTAACCAATCGGTCTGGACATTGGGCTCGTACTCAACGCGCACCCTTGGCGGCTCTAGAGAGAAATCAACACTGTGTACACGTCCGCGGCGTATCATGTTCGCCATACGCTGCTGCAGATCTCGCACTATGTAATCAATGTCGCTCATGGGATCAGGCTCTCGTACTTATCTTCGTTATCCGCGCCAACATCAGGCGAATAGCCAACGTTGACGCCGCTTGGTGTTTCGCCCTCTGGCGCGAAGAAGTCATTACCGACGTTAATGATTTGATTAAAGCGAATCGACCACGCCGCGTAAGCATCAAGATCAGGGTCAAAAGCGTCCGGCTCTGCGCTGACGAATACGGCAGGAGAAACAGGCAGCCCAAATTGCGCACCTTCAACTGCGATACTGATCGCCATCGCTGCATTGCGAACTTCTATCTGATGCTTTTCATCTTCCAATCCGAGCACTGCGATAATTTCACAGCTAAGGTTGACCGTCAGAGCACTGCTCTGCGTTTGGTAATCGTCCTTTTCCCACCCTAAAACAGAGAAAAAGGCACAAGGGACATTAAGCGGAGTGGTTAATTCAGGATAGGACTCAACAAACTTCAGCCAAGAAAATTTATCCACCAGCCACTGCCTGACTAGTTCATGGTATTCGGTTAAATGTACGCCATCACTCATGCCAATTTTTCCTATTCAGCCCCATTTTTACTCGGCCTTTGAGGTCTGTTTGAAAGTGTTTGAGAAATATTTCCGGTATCAGATCGAAGATCTCATCTTCAATAGTCACTTGGAGAGATTCAGCAACAGGAACTCTCGCTTCTTTTATGGGGAACTTACCCTCTGAAACACGAGTAAAAATTGATTTTCGTCCATAGCGTTGCGCTACAAACCCACGATCGTAATGCTGTTTTGCTAATTTGCCTCTCGGTTGAAAGGTAGCTCCGCTTGATTGACCACCAACAATACGACCACGTAAATAACCAACAGGAACATCATTTAAACCAAACCACAGCCGTAGCTCATCAAGATCACGTTGCTTAGATGGGCTGCGTAACCGGAACTGTTGGATACGCTTTCTAATCGTTTTCATGCTTTTGACTTGCATGTGATCATGTATCAACCTGTTGGTTAATGCGCGAATTGTGACTGCTGTTCGGCTGAGAGCTCGATTGTAAGAGGCTCTTAATTGAGCCTCTGTCGCACCAAGTTGTTGTTGAATAGCTTTAAGTTCATCAACATCAATATGAAATAGAAGGTTTTGAGGGTTGCTGGCCATTATGAAGCCCCAAAATTAGTTTGGTCATTCCTGTGCCATCTGGCTGCGGAGGCTTAACCACAACCCAGAGCTGACCCGCCACTGTGAGTTTCTGGCGAATTTTTAGACCCTTCGCATCTTTATCACGTAGATATAACTCAGGCTCTGAGGTGGCGATCCACCCACCACCTTTTACCGTGCTTACATTGGCCGGGTTATCGAATAACCCAGTGACAGAGACATCACAATTATCCAAATGAAGAACGACTGGCTCAGAAAACTCACCAAACAGGGCGGAATCCATTTCCGCCACCGCATTAGCCCAGTTACTCATTCACTGCGCCCTGTCCACCTTCGTCTTTATCAGACTTCGGTGGCGTATTGGTTTTTTTACCTTTCTTCTCATCTTCATCAGATACCCAAGAAGCCTTGCCGCGTGAGACGAGAGAGCGAGCCTCTGAAAGTTTGAGATCCTGACCGACGACTAACTCGGTATCGAGCTTGAGAGATTTTCCACCACAACGAACAGGGGCGGTGGTTTTGATTTTGAGTTCGTCTTTCATTGCTTTATTCCACTAAAAAGCCGCCCGAAGGCGGCGATTTGATAGGCTCTGATTAGGCTGCTTTACGACCTAAGCAGAATGATTGCGGGTGACGTACTGCAACATCAGCATCTTGGAAGGCAACAATACGTAAGCGGCCTTTGCTGCTGTGCGTGTATGGGTCAACGGTCAGATCCAAACCACCCCACAAACCAATCAACAATTCAGACCAAACGCCAAACCAGTAATCACCATTATTGATTTGGTTTGAAATGTGAGTGCCGTAGCCGTTCACCGTGTTACCCGCTTCCCAGATCGGCGAGCCGTTAGTGTTAGCGAACTTCTGAGTTGACTTACAGTGACCGCGCCCTACCGCGTTCATCATGTAAAGCATCGAACCCACATCGGCGTTATCTGCCGCGATGCTGGTTTCCATTTCGATAAACTCTTGATAGGTCGGATGTGTGCCAGCCAGATTCACTGGATTCACACCTGTAATACCCGCAAGACCCAGCGGCTGATCGCCACCTGTGCCATACAGCGCGGCTTTATCAATGGTGAGTGCCAGTGCTTTCGCAATATCACCACGCGCGAGCATTTCCACATCATTAGACGATTGCATGATCATCTTACGGGTCATTTCGACCAGAGCCGCACATGTGCGGTTTTGCAGAGTACGCTCACCGAAGGTGATCTCTGACAGGGTCGCATCCGCATCTTCACCCAGCCAGTAACCCGTTGCACCGCCTTCTTGCGTTGGGATAGAGAGATCGCCCACTAACCCGGTCAATGTGGTGGCGTACTGCATCACTGACGACTTGTTGTAGAGCATGTCAATGAAACTGCCAGCAAGGTGTTCCGTGGCAATCAAGTTTGCACCAGAGCCCGATTTGGCAATCGGAGCTGCAGAGCGAAGTACATCATTGGGAACGATGATGCCTTGCGCTTCACGCTGTAGCTTACCTTCTGCCGCTGCCGAGGCTTCCAATTCAAATGCTGCAGCTTGACGGTATTTTTCATTGGTTGGGTTGGAGAGATAGCGCAAGACATTCAAAAAGGAGTAATTGCGGATCTCTGAGTCTGAAAGACCGATGTCTGGGCTATCCGCTGCGGTTGGCGTAGCGTTACGCTTGCCACCTTTATTGCCTTGTGGGTTCGCTGCTGCATCCAATAACGCACGTTGGTAATCTGACGCGGTTTTGGATTTATCACGAATGAACTGATTTGGGTCTACACCACGGCTTCCATACTGTTCAAACAGATCAAGGATATCGCGCACTCGGTTTTGCTCTGCTTCGATACCCGCTTGGCGTTCACCGTTGGATTCTTCGAGAACTTCAATAATTTCTAAAATTACGTCGTTCTCATCAACTTTTGCACGTACTAAACGGCCACTGGCATCACGCAGGGTTTTGGTTTTCATAGTGGATTCGCTCCGGATTTCAATTTCAGGGTGGTTATCTGCTGCGCCAGTTGGGATGATGATCCCCATATCACGCAGTTGGTTTAAGGTTTTTTGGTTATCCAGACTGCGGCCTACGCCAACGGTAGGATCAGCTGGTACGGTGACAAAGGATTGCTCAAATGGCTCCCAGTCAGTGACGCGATAAGTGCGCGTTCCGTCTTCATCTTTTTCGAGCACCATTTCATGCACGATATAACCGATGGAGACATGTTTTCGGATTCGGTTTTTAACGTCCTGCCAAATCTCTTCGGCTCTCGGGCTAGTCCCGAAACGCACGACCGCTTTGCCCTTTTTGCTTTCGATTCGAGCCGATTCGATAACGCCGACGAGATCATCCCAATCGTGATTCACGAGCGAGGAGGCTCCCGCCTCAAAGCGCTGCATACGTACCGCGCCGGGAGAATGGTCTAGGATTTCAAAACCAAACCAACGCTCCACCGGATATTCACTTGAGAACGTGAGTTCGGCGGTGCGCTCTTCTTCGTTAATCGAATCAACACTGTAATCGCGGTAAAGCGGTTGCCCTTTCTGCTGTCGAATGGCATCACTCGCTGTCAGGGTCTTGCTCGGTGTCGTCTTCTTGCCCATTGTTACTTTCTCCTGCAGGAGTGGGTTGCGCCTGCTTAATTCCAAGAATTTGCATGATCATTTCTTTGGGGATGCCTAGCTTCTCCATCGTTTTGATGTCGTTGGCATAGGCCTCCCACACGTCCATCGGATCGCGGCCTGATTCACGAATGGATTCGCTTGGCGATTTGCGACCATTGATCTGTGCTTCGGTAATGGCCTTTTCTTCCTTGAGCGGATCTATCCACTCCCAGCGGCGAGCCTGCCATTCCACTTCAAGAAACTTGATCAGACGTGAGGCCGGAATAGGCTTGCCATTGGTGTTCAGAATCTTTCCAGCTAAAAGCGAGTATTCGAGCCAACGCTCATAGATGGGATGGCAGACCGATTCAATGAACCACTCTTGCAAATCCTTCCAGCCATCACGTTCGTCTAGTTTTCCTTGGCGGATTGAACTTAGATTGACGTTTTCCAAGTCATTGCTGTAGGTGTTGTAAGCCACACCCTGACCTGTAGCCATGCCTCTCAACATGTGCTTTGAGAAGGTGGAGGTTTCAATAGACGGAAACTCAGGTTTGTAATCGACAGGCTCATAACCAAGTGGCAACGTAATGACTGAGTTAGGTTCCAGTTCGATATCTGGCTCTTCCACCTCATCTTCATCGCTCTCGAACACATCAGGATCAGGCTTCAGCATGACCACGTTGCTTGCGCCTGCTCTGGCATTAATGACTGAGGCCTCTTCAAACCCTGCAAGGTTTTTCATGCGGCTTAAAGAGGTGTGATTCCAAGGAATGCCGCGGTACTGCTCTGGGTGCTCCTGATCAAATACATGAATCATGTTTTCTGCAGGAACACGCTCAAACTCTTTGCCACTATGCCGGAATGGCTCAGCCAATACCCCCGCTTTGGTTTCCACCAAGTAGGAGACTGTCCGACCGTAAGGTGTCATTTCAATACCTTGGCGAATGATATTGCCATTGGCCAAACGCATCTCGTTGAGTTGAACCGGCACACGCATGGGATCAAGCAACTGCAGAGCAAATCCCCATGGCCCCGCCGCCTCACCCTCTACAATGCGGATGAAAATTTCACCCGACCCCACGACCGTATTGAGAATGACTCGCTTAGCTCGCCGCCAATCCAGACGACCGTCAACCGTGCAGCTCTCACGGCGTGACCACTTCTTAAATGCGCGCTCTACCGCCGCATTGCCATAAGTGTCTAACGTTCCATCGGGCTCTTTTCCGCGAACCTGCAGCACAATCCCTTTGTGGCCCAAAACGTTTTTGCGGACTTCACGCACAAACCCACGGGCATAATCGTTATTGCTGATCTGCTCGCGAGAGCGTGCAACCAAAGTCACCAACTTTTGGTCAATCATTTTGCCAATTGGCACGGGGTGAGCTGTCCAACCGCTGTTGCTGCGGTCAGGGTCTGCGGCTGAGAATAGGCTGCGTGATGTGCTGACTTTAAACACCGGAGCCGTTCGAGCTTTGCGTTTCACGGCGGGTTGTACTGGTGCTGAACGGAAAGGATTCCACATTAGCGCATCCTCACTTTGGTGATTTTAAGGAGGCCTCGGCCAGATTTAGCCCGTTTCTCTTTTGCCACCATCACCGCAAACCGCCGTTCAAGTTTCAGCAAATCACTGATTGGCGTTTTCTCTAAGCTTCGCCCACCAAACGACAACTTGAGCTGATCGGCTGTTGCTCGATTCGCTAAGGTATTGCGTATGGCTTGTAAGGCTTTTTCGGCATCACTGCGCGGATCGTGCGTGTCGAGCTGAACGAGATCGGGGAGCACCGTCACTCGCTCTGAGTACGGCTGATATACGTCCTGCCCTTTCGTCACTCGGATCACCGCTGTGTATTCGCCGGGCAACCACTCGGCAGTCGTCATCCCATCAGCAGCAAAGAGAAATGAATTCTCTTGCTTCTGAGCAATGATGTCTGCCGCATGATTGGCTGAGCGTAGATACAAGGTGGCATCCCACTCTGAGGCGGGATATTGGGAGAATGAAACGGGAAAGCTGACCGACAGACCTGAAATAAAGGTTGTCGGGATTACCATGATGTTGCGAAGTTTCCTTTTTTGCGCCGCGTCAGCAGGCGCTTTTTGGTTTTTCGTTTGAGCCGAACAGGAGCTTCTTGTTGCTCTTCCTCTTCAAACTCATCCTCTTCTGACGGATCGGTCACTGCAGTCTCTATCTCTGCCTCTTCCTCATCGTCAGATTTGATTTTCTTCCGGTCTAACCGAAGCATTCGTGCACTCATGTAATTCATGCCCTCACAGTCGAGAAAGTGGTTATCCTTGCTGACTCTGTTCCAAGTGCCTGACTCTTCATCAAACTCTTCTGCAACAATCTGCTTGCAGTAGTCTTCCGTTACATCAGCAGGTAATAGCCAATCACCGACTGCACCTCTTTTCCAGCGCACTCGGTTATGAACCCATGATTTGGCAAGACTGGAATCTATGTCCCAACGTTTATCGCCGCGCTTTCTGGTTTTACCCTGCTTATCCACCTCGACTTTCATCATCCGAAATGGCTTAGGCAGTTTTTGAAAACCCATTAATGCACGGGCGCGTGAACGATGACGGCGAACCCAAGCGTAAACCTCTTCAGTACGGTAGCCAGCATCAACTCCAGTTAACTTGATGGTATGCCCGTCCCACTCTTGGGCAACCAGTTCATCTAACTCTTGCCAAACTTCTGGTTTGTCGGTGTCGCCCCACAGCTCGCCAAATTCGATAAGGCGCGAGCTCATGCCCGGCATCCAACCGCGTATGACATAGACCAAGCGGTTTTTCTGAACGTCAACGGTACAGATCAACACTTCAACACCATCAGGAACTTGACCTGACTGATAGCTTGAACGCAGTGCATACACATCTTCCCAATCCGGTGCCTCACCGACAACGGCGAAGATTTCTCCAAAGCCCGTGTTATAAACCGAAAGAAGTTGGTTTGGATCGCCACTGCGTTGTGCTTGCAGAAGTTTACGCGCCAGATAGCCGTAACTCTTTTTGCCTGAGAATGAACACAGGCCGCTCACCCAAATACTGAAATGGTTGTTATCTTCCAGTGGGTGCAGCATGGAATGAAACGGCACAACAGCCGAGTCGTCTCCTTGGGTGATCAGCACTGAATGATCATCATGCCGTTTGGCATATTGACCGGGGGCAATCGCAACGCCCTGTGCATTCATTAATTTGCGGTGCTTATCTTCAATTTGACCACCACAGTGAGGGCAAATCAGTCTGGCATCACGAGAGGCCGCTGCAGGTGAACACTCTTTGTCGGTTCCTTTGCCCGGCCACCAAAGCAATTCACTCCGCGGGATAAAGTATTCACCGCAATCTGGATCTGGACAGGGCACCGCCCATTCGTGGCGGGTACCTTGTTCCCATTCTAGCCAAATGGGGCTTGAGACTTTGCCCTTGGGAGCCACAGCCCAATGCGTCATTCCCGTATCGGGATGGACAAAAGTGCTGGCTTTGCCATGCGTAGGCGTACTGGTCAGCCCTAGTTTGGAATCGATATACGCATCGCCCCGAGCTTCAGCGATTTCAGACAACGAACCTTCACCCGTTGCGTTGGCGTCTGGGCGGTCAAGTTCATCGACTAAAGTGATCACAGCAGAGTCAGAGGCAAGCTCGGTCGCCGAACCTGCCCAAGCGAAACGCAGTGAAACACCACCAATTCGCTTTTTGTGTTTCGGGCTTTTGTCGTCGTACTTAATCCAAAGACTCTGACACTCTCGAAACATCTCCATGATCTTAGGTTCGACCACGTTGTTAATGTTTGACTCTGTCGGTCCCACATAAATAATCGGAGCGGGTAAGTCATCCAATCGCCAGCCAATCACGTTTTGCATGGTGGCTGACTTACCCATTTGCGTACCCATCACAAAAGTGATTTTGGAATAAGTCGGGTCTGCAAATGCCACACAGACTGGAATCATGTATGGCGTGGAAGTGGTATCAAAGGGTCCCGGTATTGGAGAGCCCGGTGGCATGATGCGATTTTCAGTCGCCCACTGCGCAGCATTCCTCAGCGGTTTCGCTCTCACCATCTCCGCTACGTTTTGCAAGATACTCAGCAACGAACGCACTGAGGTGGTCGGCGGTGGCAGAGCGAATACGTCGACTTTCTCGGTCGATGATGTTTTTGCACTTGGCGGGTTCATGTTCTGACGATACCTCTAACGCTGTGCGGGCACCTATGCCGTCCAGCTCATTGCCAAATAAGTTACCAACCATGTATAGGAATTGAGCGATCTCACCCAAGTCCATTACGGCTTCTTCGGCCTTCTTAGCTTCCACCTCTGCCTTGCGGCGCTTGGCGGCAGTCAGCAATAAGTCTTCACCATCTTTGGTACCAACTTTTGGGGCTGTGCGTTCCTTTTCAAACTGCCCTATTTGCTTTTGTACTTCACGATCGATGATCCACTGAATCGCTTTCTCGGATTCAATGACCAATGGCTTACCTTTTCCGCCACCACCATTGTGAGGCAATCCTTCCTTGATAAGGTCGCCAACCCACTTAGGGGAATAACCCATTATTTGAGCAAATTCGTTTCGGTTTACTTCTGCCATAGCGACACTCTTTCAACTCTCTTCGTTATGGTTCACTCCTTTCTTTACCCCCTCGATAGAAGGGAGAAGAAACTCCTTTCTAAAACGAGGCGGAAACGGCGAGTCTGGGGCCCGTGAAGAATCCACCCTTGGGGAAGTACCTTAAAGGCCTCTAACCTCTTGTGGTTCAAGGTCTAGCGAGAAATTCATCAGCGGGAATTTTTCCGACTCGCTCACACCCAATCTTGACCACACTTTCATGGCATTTGAAAAACACTGAAAACAGGCCATTTGGGGCAAAAACAGGTGAAAATGAGGGAGTCACTCCCTTCTACTCCTTTCTTGATTTTTACCCCGTTTAGACTTCTAGAAATCTAAAACAACCAACATTTTCCAAAATTACCGATTTTCTTAAGAGTTAAATCGGTGAGTAGCCTCTGAACCATTGAAGGATCTAGACTGAACTTAAAAGATCATCTTTTCGGATCTTCCCTCTGTCTTCCCATGGAAAAAAATAAAGCCCTGCAAATCTAACCAGTTGTGATAGGTCTGCAAGGCCTTGAGTTTTAAGGTTTCTGTCGTTGTGTGGATGTAGGCTTGGTCTAAGTCTGACATCTTGTGGTTGAGTATACGTTCACGCACGAACTTATCGACACCAAGATCGGTTAATCGAGTACCAACTAACTTACGGCAATGGTGACTCGTAAACGCCCCAGAACTGAACTCTGCATAGATATCGTTTGCCGTATCTTTGCAAATCGGTGCATCACCTTTTGAGTTAGGGAAAATGAATTTCTGTTTTTCTGATTGATTCGCTCTATAACGCATCAGCAGGTTTTTAACTTGCCAAGTCATGGGCAAAACTAACGCTTCACCGTTCTTAGCATTACAAGCCGGAATGCGCCAAATACTCTCTTCCCAATCAATGTGGCTCCATCTCGCCAAACGTGTTTCACGAATACGAGTGCCATGAGCCAACATCATCAGAATGAACATCTGCTTCTGTGGGGTTTTATCCTTCAGTCGCTCTAACAAATCACGCACATCATCAGACTGAATCTTTCCTTCATTTGGTGTGATCTTCTTCTTAATGAAATCACTAAAAACCATGCCTGCAATAGGATTGGTAGGAATATGCTCTTCTCGATAGGCCTGATTGAAAGCCGCCTTTAACATGGCGAAATAACCTTTCACCGTTCTTAACTCATAACGTTGGCGTAAAGGCCAAATCAAAGCATCTTTAATGTGATGCTTGCGAACATGAGTTAACGGCAAATCATTCAGCACCGGGATTAAATGGTTATACACCACAGATCTCACTGCGCTTTTACGCTCAGGTGAAATATCCTTATTGGATTCCATATGCTCAACGTACCAACGTAAGCAATCACCGAAACACGTCCAATCCGTAACAATCTGATCCGTATCGGTGGTCATGCGCGCAATTTTTTGCGGAAGAAGCTCAAACAATGCCTTAGCAGATAAACGCGGCCAAATACCTAGACGTTCCCACTTTGGCTTTCCAAACTTACCGTTACTTTTACGCTTATCAATTAACCACCATGTAGCACTCTCACGAGACTTATGAAAACGCAGCTCAAGCGCATATCGTTCATCTCTAAGCCTCGTGACAGTATCACTTATTAAGTGCTCTTTAATCTTGCTATCGGTGATACGTAATCTTTTTGTCGACATCACTACTTCTCACCTATTAATTCTGTCTCTCCAGTGTCACGCCGCTTTTTCGCCTCCGGCTGACGTTGCCTTGAATGTGGGTAGTCATACCCTGACTTGCACCATTTCGATTTTTTATCCGCGCTCACACGTAAGGAGTAAGCAATGAGTCAAATTGCTCCATGGTCTTAGCTAACGAATAAAAACAGCGAGATGCCCACGCATAAAGAAAACGGGTGACAAAAATCAATGACGGACGACCGCCCTAAGGAAGTGTTTTTTCACCCGTATTGGGTTGAACAGCGTCGAACTGATAGAAACGACGCAATTGTTCAATTTGATCTGCACAGGAACGCCATGCAGCAAACCAAACAGGGTCGCGTTTTACCGCTTCCCCATAAGTTTTTGGTGGTTGTAAAAAGGGTTGTTCGCATGTCGTAAGATAAACAGCAGGAGGAATAACCAACCGTTCTCGATATTCAGTCACGACTTGGCTTGTAGTACATCCACTGACCAGAATCAGGGATAGGCATATCAACACAGGTTTCATGTTCTAGTGCCTTCTCGATAAGAACCACAGACTGAGTTGCCTGATTGCGTCTTTGCTCCGTTTGCCGTTTCATTTCATCGGCAGCTAACTGCGCATCGCGCTTTTCTTGCTCTGCAGCCTTCAATGAATTGGCTAAGGTTTGGTTCGACTGCAATGCTGCACCTAACTGGTTGTTTAACTCTCCAAGTGATTGACGCTGTTGCTGAACTAATTCGAACAACCACAGGTTTACCGCTATTGAGCCGATCAAGGAAAGCAAAGCAACCACCGTTCCAACGAGTTTTAATCTGGCCATATCACCACCCATACAAGCAGGCGTTTTGCTCCACTTCTCGGCGCGTAACAATGCCTGAACACTCACTATCAGGGTCTCTGCAATTTTTGCCATTAACATATACCCAACGCGAAAATTCACGGCAGGCATTTTGCCAATCGCCCTGATTAAATAGTTTAAGCATCGTAGAACGGCGGAAACTGCCTTCACCAAGGTTGAAGACAAAGCTAACCAGCACATCGAATTGCGCTTGAGTAACATCACGCGTGAGTGCTCGGTTTACAGAGCGTTCCGCCTGACGAATATCAGAGATAAAGTTTTCAGCAATTTGCTGATCACTAACAACATCACCCGCTTTAACACCAGAGGTATGCCCGATGCCATGCGTCCAAACATCAGCACTGCATTGATAAGCTTGGCGTCGACAACCTTCAAGGTTAGCGATATGTTCTAAACCACGTTGGCTAGTTTGAAGTTCAGGTTGGAGATTAAAAACAACAGAAAGGATAGCAGCGACAGAACAGACCGTTTTAATCGCTAATTTTTTCATAGAGTTCTGCCAGCTCCGGATGGTTTTTCAAAACCTCGTAAGACTTTTTCTTGTAGTACCGATTAGTAAAGTAAGTCAGAGCCACGAACAGCAGGCCAAACAGACTCACCCAATCCTGAAGTGTTAGCGCACCAAAGCCTGCAAACACTCCCGCCGTTAGGTACGAACAGAAAGAACTGATTTTTTCTTGCATATTGCGCCCATAAAAAAAGCACCTAATTAGGTGCTTTTGCCGTTGGTAAACGATAGATAAAAGAAAACCCCACCGAATGGGCGAGGTTTTGTATCGTGTAAATATTGCGCCATCTGCAGGGGAGATGTCAACATTCACCGGTTAGTTATGGGCACATAAAACACCATCACAACTGTATAAAAAAACAGTTGTGTGCTATATTTACTATAGGTTATGTGATTAGTAGCAGCATAAAAATCGATGCGTTACAACACCATATGCACTAGAATGTCGAATGTCGTAGGTAGAGGTTAATCATGAGAATCAACAAATTACATTTAGGAGCTAGAATATCTTTATTCATCGTATCCTACTTGCCTCTATTTTTCATTATGTGCTTTGTTCAACTCTACTCTTACAAAAATTTTTTGAATTGGGGTGGTATTAGTTACAATTCTTTATCTGTATTTTTTAAATATTTTGGTGCTGTTACTTTATTAATTTTAATTTCATTATTTGGTATTTTTGGTCTTGTTGTATTTTTAAATAAAATCAAAAGCAGATGCAGAACAAGTGGCAGGGTAGTTAAAATTGTAGATATAGAAAATAAAAATAGTGAATCTATTAGTTATTTGTTTACCTATATTATTCCATTTGTATTCCAAGACTTATCCACATTAACTAATGTTGTCCCGATAGCGATACTATTAACAGTGACAGCGTTAATTTATATAAACTCCAGCATGATACTGATCAATCCAACCATCAGTATTAAATACACTTTATATCAAGTCACATATGTTGACATAGAAAGTGGGAAAACTAGGAGTGGCATGTTTTTGACCAAATCAAAATATCTTGAAGAGGATGATTTATTGGATATTGAAGATGTTGGACCTAAACTTTTTTACGCTGAAACACACGAGGAATATAAATGTTAAAACTGGAAGAACTACTAGAATATGCGGAGAATTTAAAAGAGGATAAAAAAGCCAAAATATCCTTATACTTTGTTACGAGACATCTAAAGGTCGGTATAGATAAAAACGATAAGCTTACTGACAAGTACGATTTTAAAGTAATTCAAGCTCCAATAGCTCAAGATATTGCTGATTTTTTTAAAGCTACATTATCGAACCAAATTACATCTCACGCATCTAAAGATGATATTGTGATGAAAAACTACACTGTCATTGATGATGATATTGATAATAAAATATATGCCTACGCGATGAACAATGCGATATCATTCTCAAAAGTCATTAACGAAGGCATTAAAAATGACAAGCCTAAAACCCTAATTTCTTTAAATGAAGTTAAAAGTGATTTGTGGGCGTATTGCATCAAAGTACAGCAAGGAACATCTTTCACTTATTCATTTAGAAAAATAAGCGGAGGAAAAATCACTACTAACGACCCTCAGAATACTCTTCAAAAAGTATTTGCTCTATTTGACAAAACTGGTGGTACTTTAACTGCATTTGATGGCAATGCAATAAATTTTGATGACAAAATAGACTGTATTTATATCCAAGATAAATTTTATGTATTCCACAAGAAGAGTTTTGAATCTATCGTTGGACTTGAAACTGAGTTCACAGAAGCAGCACAAAAGACACTAGATACAATTAAAAACTTTGACCTTGTGGAAGGATTAGACATTATTGAAAAAGCGATACTGCATAAACCTTCTCTAAGGAAAACTCTAGCGCATATTGCTGAAAAAGGTAATCACACAAACTTGGACAAAAATGAAGTCAAATCGATGAACGATGTTCTAGAAATGTTCCAAGGTGAGAAATTCACTATCAATGATGCTGGTAAAATCGTCATTGAAGATGAAAAACAAGGACGAAATTTCCTCAAGCTTCTTAACGATTATTACAAGCAAGGTATGACTACGAAAAAATACTATGGTAGTGATGCTGGCAATTTAGTTACTCCTGTTAAATCTTAGTCTTAGTTACCACGTTTATATGTCTCGTATAGTAAAACGCTCGAATATGAGCGTTTTACTGAGAATGAACCTAAATCAACCCACTCTTCACACACAACTTCAACTGCTCATTGATAGCTTGGTTGATGGATAGCAAGGCGTCCACATTAAAGTAGCCGGGTTCTCTGATTAGTTGAGGGATGTCCGCTGTACGGAAAACGACACAATCATCTGGCACCACTTGTGTGCTAACAACATGCCCCTTTTCCATCACCATCAATAGTCTGAGGGTTTTCGGTGGCATAACAGACATGATTTCATTTTTCGTTTTGCCTGCCAGTTTTTCTGCCATTTCATTGAACGCGTTAATATAGCGCTCTTTGATTTCTGCGGCTCTTTTACCAGTAAAACCCATCACCAAGAACATAAAGCCGTCTTTGGTCATTTGATAAGCCATGCGCAATTCGCCTTTTTGATCTTTATATTCAACCTCCGCAAAATTGCGGGCGTTAAAATCTCTAGAGCAGTTCAGTGCGCGAACTTTGCGAAGAACGTCATCATGCCGCTTTCCAAAATATTCAGCTATGTAACGGGAATCTGTAACAAGGGCATTATCTTGAGAAAGGTACACAAGACCAGATGATGTAAATGAGATAATTGGGTTAGCAGTAGTCATAGCGTGATTCCTTGTATTTCAAGTAAATCACCACTCAAAAGGCTAAATTGGGTGGTGAACTGAACAGGATTAGCCTTACCGCCTACAAGGAAACGGCGCACCGAAGTGCTCCCATCCAGCCCACCATAATTCTATAGGTGTGCAAAAATACGCATAAAAAAACCAGCAACAAGCTGGCGACATGCGCCTTGTAGTTCGTTCAGGAGGCTAATCCCGGCACTGGATTTTGCCAGTGCCCGTAAAGATTAGCCCCGAAACTAGGCACGTGTCAATATTCTAAGCCATCTCCCTCTCAATCCTCTCCATCAACACCAACATTGCAGCGTTACGCTTGTCAGCTAGCCACTTGGTGAGTTGATCTAGCAACGGGTGATAGTGCTTTTTGAAGTAAGTGTACGTGCAGGCAAAACCAGTGCTGCACATGGTGGCGAACCGTGTTTCTACGCTCCATTCCACTCTTCCATCATTGCAATGCTGGCACTTACGCAAGTTATAACTGGCGTTCTTATACTTCCCAGTTCCGCCGCATGAAGTGCAGATCTGCCCTAATGGCTGAGTCGCCTCAATCATCGCTGCAGTAACCATCGCTTCAAACGCTTTATCGCTTTTCTGGCCACGTTGACCGTTGGTTAATCCGGCAAGTTCCACCTTGACCGCTTGCTGAAGTAACTTCAAAGATGCCTTGTTGGCCAACACCTCGACAAACAATACGAGGAAACCAACAGGCGATTCCTTCCAACTTACTCCTACAATCGCAAGCTGTTCTTCTAGGCTAAACAGCCCTTTGCCGCCACCGTTATGCATTTGCTCATAGTTCAGCCCTCTTAGGTCAAACTTCGCCAATAGCGTTTCTGGTCTCATACTATGCTGCCTCCCCTAATCGCATGCGGAAATTAATGCCCAACTCATCAGCCACACCGCGATTAAACGGAATTTTTGGCGTGTAATGCGTAAAGTGAGGAGTCCAGAGCACGAACGCAGAGGGAAAGTTCACCCCTGTCTTTTTGGTTACACCATCAATGTCGTAAAAGTTGTAACGGCCATCCGGTTCATAAATGGCTGTCGCTTTGCCGTCAACCAACTCACGCCACCATCCTGTTGCGGGTTCGTAAGGCAACAACATCATGCCGCTATTTCCGGCACGAGCTTCAGCGAACGCTTTCTTGATAAACAACTGCTTCAAATCAAAGGGAGGATTACACCAAAAATCATTTTCCCAATGCAGATTCAAAGCATCAAAGCCTACAATCTTTGCTTGGGGGTTAAAATCCTCACCGCAAAAACCAATACCGCGCTGTTCAAAACTACCCGCTCGCAGTTCAAGCCATTCAACCGAGGTATAAAATCGGTTCACCTTTGCTGTGGCTGGCTCTGCACAAACATCAAGCTTAAAGGGGCGACCATACAAAGCTTGCCCGTCGTCAAAACAATCCCAAGTGGTTCCCCAACGGTTTTTATCTTCAACCGATGTGGTTGAGTGAACTAAAATGGCCATTAAGCTCTCTTCCCTAGCGCCGCTATTCGCGCAAAAACAGAATGTTGGTTGAACTGACTTGGATCGGGTCGGTCAAGCTTTTCAACTGGTACCAAATTCGATTTATCAGCAAGTTGCATTAAATTTCTAATCGGCAATGAGCCTGCTTTCGCCTTATCAGAATATTTCTTCAAAGCCTTTCTGTACTTGGCTCTGGCTTTCTCATTCGTCAGATATCGGCGGCATTCAAAACCCACTTCTTGAGTTGCCCAATACTCGATGTCACCTTGTGGTCGTCCCCTGATCATGCGCTTAAACGCCTCATCAAAATCGATATCGATGCTTTGCCCAAGGCCAACAAACTCAGGAAGGCTTGGGGGCCACTCATCACCATTCAACAGCGCAGAGCTAACGGCCTTCCTCACCTCCACCGCTGACATCGTAGAAATCCCCTGAGCCCAAGTCGATGGTAACGCCTTGTGAGACCACTTCGCCCCGTAGGCCTCCGTGAACTTCGCCTGAACCCAATCCGCTAGGGTCAGTTGAATTACCTGAGTCCCCAACTGGTGTGGCAGTGTGCCCGTACTTTCTGAGAAGCTGTTCGTTGAATTCTTCGTAACGATTGGTTTTACCGCTTGATTTAGCAGTGACTGGTCGATTGATCTCATGGTCATCATTCCATCGCTCTTGGTTCAAGTAAGTGGTTGCGTGAAGTTTGTCGAATCCGAACTGACCATTCTGCAAACGTGCATGCACATCCGCGCAGAGCATGGTGGTGAATTCTTCGGGTGATTCACTTCGTCGCTTCACAATCGCTTTGAATTTATCGAATGCTTGTTTCTTGGCTTTTTTGGTAGGAAAGATTTTCCAGAAATGCTCAAAACACTGCTCAATCACACTCAGTGTTTTTGTAGTAGTCTCTGGTAGTCTATGTGTATTCTCTGTTTTAGTTTGGCTGATTCCGCCATCACTGCTTGGCGGATTTGTACAAACTAGGTTGGCGGATTCGTTCAAACTAGTTTGGCGCTTTCCGCCAAACTGGATTCTCTGCTTTGAACAAACTGGGTTCTCACTTTTTTGATCCGACCTTTTGCTCAAAAGAACCAGTAATTTTTCACCGTTCACTTTGTAGAAAACACGGCAAGGAACACCTTGTTTTTTCTCTTCAATAATGCCGAGAGACTTCAGCCTCTTTCGAGCAGAATCCTGCTCTCTGCGGCTTAATCCAGTTTCTTCCTCCCACTCTTCTTGAGTTTTGTAAAACCAACCAGATTCATTGGTTCGACGACTCCAGTAGAGCGATTGGCTTAGAAACAAAGCACCAGTAATACCAAGCCCAAGTTCAACAAAAATTCGATGAAAGGCTATAGGACGATCTAGAAACTCAATCATACGGCCACCTTACGCACATGCATTTGGTGCCAAATTGCTTCGGCCTCTTCACGAGGAACGAAGCGCTTACCTTGAGGCGTAACGGCAACATAAAACCACAGCCCACATGAAAAAATCATATAAAGACTCATTGCACAAAGTTCTCCATAACAAACTCGCAATCGGTGGAATGGTCAGTTCCTAGCGAGACAGTTGGTTTTCTAGGTAATGAATGATCGGAGCATGAGCTACTTCACTTTCACGTACCTCCTTAATGGCTTCATAAATTTGCTCATCGGTCGGAGCACTACGCAAAAGCAATACAGCCCTTGTTGCTTCAAAATGCTCTTTACCGAAATACGCCAGCAGTTCATCACGATCAAACCGCTCTACCCTGCGCTCAACGGCTGAAACCGTAAAACCAAGTGGATTAAGGAACCGGTTCAACATTTTGCTGGCCAGCTCTTTAGGCATCGCACTAATAATGGCCGGAAGCGTATCCATAAAATTGGCTTTGCTTTCCATGCTTGAACGTTGGTTCCAACGGAAAAAATTTTGCGTATTGTTTTGCGCATTGGCAGAAATGGCAGGCTTAAGGAGATCACCGCCCGGAGCATCCTCATCAAACTGCAGACCCATCTTGTGATAATAATGTGCAACCTCTTGAGCGATATCCCGCTTCGCATCCACCTGACAACACCACTCGTCAACAGCATTACGAATGGTCGCTTTTAAACCCAAATTCATAGTTACTCCTTACTGGTTATTTATACAGAATCGTGAGAATCAATTTCTTTTTTGAAAAACACCTAAGTTTTATTCATCGCAACTATGACGCCATTCAGGCGTTCTCATTAGGTAATGAAATTCAAACACTCTGCTTTCAGGAACAAACTCACCCCATTGGCTGACAGCAGAGTGAGTTGTACCAACGGCATTAGCTACTTTCTGCTTCGTTCCAAAGAAGGTGATCACATCGACAGTTTTTATTGGTGGTAATTGAGGTTCCATAAACACTCCATATTAGTTTTCTAATATTTAGACACATAAGAAAACTTAGGTCAAGTGAATGTAAGATAACTAACATGACTAAAGAAACTATTGGCGAAAGAATTCGCCGAGTTCGTAAAGAACTGAAACTAACTCAGCAAGAAGTTGCTAAGAGCATTGGGGTATCTCCAACATCAATGGTGTTTTGGGAGAGAGGTGAGACTACACCTAAAGGTTCAAACCTGATTGCCCTTTGTAAAAAGCTTAGAGTTGATCCCCAATGGCTCCAAACAGGAAAAGGCCAACAGGATCAAAACGAAACTGGCAATGCTGAATTGCTTGGAAATATGCAAGTTTGGGACAGTAACACACCTCTAGGAGACGATGAGGTAGCTATCCCCTTCTTAGTTGACGTTCGCTTGTCTGCTGGAAACGGATTCATCTGTGATGTCGAGGATGACAAAGGTTATCGACTACGTTTCGCTAAATCGACTCTGCGCAGGTATAACGTAGACACAGAAAATGCAAAGTGCGTTTCTGTCCACGGTAATAGTATGGATCCTGTTCTACCAGACGGCTCCACGGTTGGGATCGATTGTGGCAATAAAACTCTTGTAGATGGGAAAATTTTTGCAATCAATCATAACGGAGAGCTTTTTATTAAGAAGCTCTACAGACTTCCCGGTGGAGGAATCAGGATTTACAGCTTTAATGAAGTTGAATATCCCCCTAGAGAGTACAGTGCTGAACAGATTCAGGAACAAAAAATTAGTATCGTAGGCCGAGTTTTCTGGTATTCCGTTCTCCTTTAGATCCCATAGAATCATTCAAGCCGCCTGCTGGGCGGTTTTTTTGTTTCCATACATCCATAGTAAGTTTTCTTACAAATCACTTGCATTAATAAAGTTAGTTTTCTAACATTGATGGGTAAGTTTACTTAATTGAATGGATTAAAACTAATGGATCACCTAAAACTCATCGATGTAGAGATAGCACTATCGAATATCAGTGCAATCAAGCTACATAAGCCACACCTAGAATCGCACCTGACAAACATCCCGAAAGAAGACCCTTTCTACGATGATTTGAACCAGTTACTACAACTTTGCGACCGTTGCCAAGACGTTGAGGTATCAATGAATGAAATTGATATCGCGCTACTCAAACAAGTGAACGCTCTTTCTGACCAACTGAGCAGTAAGTTAAACCACCTAAACTCAGCCCACTGAGATCTTTGTGCAATGAGGATTTTACAATGTATGTTTTTCCCGGCTTCGGCCCAAGTACAGATCTGCCTTTAAAGGTTTTTAAGAAGTATTCGAAACTTCTATCAGAATTAACTGCGCGCTGTTTTGAAATCAACATGACGACCGACAATCACATTTTCATTAATTTTAGTGGCCATGTTGTGCAAGTAGATATCGATATCTATGCGGGAGGATGGGACGAGTTATCGCGCCCCAAAAAATTTATGACTTATCTCTCTCACGACCAAAGCAATGAAAAGGCCATTACAAAATGGTTTAGAGATGTAAATAAATACTTAGACTCTCTCGAATGACTAGATAAGAGAAAGCCCCTATCGGTGACCAAACCAATAAGGGCATTCTTTGTGCAATGAGACTTTACGCCTCGGAATCAAGTATATACAGAGCTGACCACTCAAACAAGCGTAACGCTGATTCCGAGCCATCACCCAATAATGGAGATGTGCAATGAACAATACCGACTTTACTTTTTCATACACTGCACCAGCCTTCTTAAAAGAAGCGTTGCAGGCCAAAACAGCATCAAACCCAGTAGTACAACAGGAAGTTCCCGAAACACCACCTGCATGGAAAGTTTACCAAGGTGCCCCACTCTACATTTCAGATCAAGAGATCAAAGAGCTTCTCAACATCAGCCAAGTCACGCTTTGGCGCTGGACAACCAAGCTAGGTTTCCCCAAACCCATTCCCGGCATGAAAGGCCGTCGCCCATACGCTGAATTTATGGCATGGGCGAAAGAACGCGGGATGGTTTGAAATCCTTTAAAGGTTTCCAACACAGTCTATTAATAACAGTGTAAAATGCCTACTCAAACTCAAATCAACTGTATATAAATACAGCATTGTGCTATGGTTGAGTGTAAGTGGCTAGCCTAAAATCTGAAAATATTATGAAAGAAATGCAAATTAAAACCATACTAGTCAAACACTTGCTTAGTTGTGATGCTGAACAGGTACTTGGGTGTGAAGTTCCCTTCCAGTTTGGCAGCAGGAGGGCTGATGTTGTTTCTATGACTTCTGAAGTATTCACTGCGTATGAAATAAAAGGTTCCGAGGATAAAACAGACAGGCTTGCTTATCAAACACCAAGCTATAAGTCTTATTTCGACTTTTGTTATGTGGTGTGCGAAGAGTCCAATCTTAAACAAGTAAGAAACAGCATTGGTCGAGAAGTCGGCATAATGCTTGTATCGTCAAACAATGTGGAAGTTATTCGCAAATCTTCCCAGTTCAAAAGACATGATAAACAGAACTTAGCGAGCACATTACCTGTCCCTCTATTGAGAAAACTCATCGGAACTTCAACAGTCCGTTCTAAGCATGAACTCTGTGTCAAAGCCAGTAGACTCTTATCATTAGAAGATATAAGAAAACTGTCTAGACAAGACATGATGAACAGATATCTGCGATCAAATGAAATATTAAAGAAAGAACTAGGTGAAGTAATAACCTCTGACGACATACTGACGCTCACTAGAATGCCGCCAGACCATTTAGCTATTAGTTCTAAGGTTGACTCGAGTGCGCATGTAATAGAACATCCGTACTGA